AACAATTGTGTATGCTGATGATAGAGCAGTCGCAAAAGTAGCAACCTTTCAAGTCAGTTTAATCACAGAAAAGAAGAACTTAGGATTAGAAGAACAATTAGAAGCATCCCTATATTTTATGGGATATGAATTTGAATTATTATCTGAATTTGTCAATGAAGACAGTTCAGTCAACAGAGTATATGAAATCAAAGAGGAGGTATTTTAAATGAGTAATAAAGTCACATTTGGTTTAACAAACGTACACTATGCACTCGCAACTCAAGCCGAAGATGGAAGTTGGACATTTGCAACGCCTAAACGTTTAGAAGGTGCACAGGAGATTACTACTGAAGCTATCGGTGGAAGCACACAAGTGTATGCTGATGATAAGGTAATCGCAACTTTAGTCTCAAATTCAGGAACAACAGTTACCTTGAAATTTACTGAGATTGATGATGTGTTCAAAAAAGACATCTTTGGTGTATTAGAAGATACAAATGGAAATCTTGTAGAAGTAGTAAATGGCGAAACTAAGACATTTGCGTTAGGATATGAGATTCAAGGAGATATAAAAGCTAGACGTATATGGTATTTCTTATGTACAGCTACACCTTCAGGAGATGCTAGTAAATCAAAAGCAGATTCTATTGAAGCAAATTCAATCACATTGAACATTACAGCTAGACCGATTGAATCTGGAAACAATCTAATTTTAAGAGTAATAGCCGGTGTGGGAGATACGAACTATGCAGCATTCTTAACTTCAGCTCCAGCTTTACCAACATTTATTTAAGGAGATAATCTAACATGGAAAAAACACTTAAATTGGGTGATAAGGATTATCGCCTTCATTCATCATTATTTACAATTATTGACTATCGTAATGTATTCTCAACGGAACTATTTAGCGATATCAAGAAACTAGAAAAGTCAAACATCAAAAAAGAGGATGATTTATCAACTGTTATTGATACTATCTTCCGAATCATCTATGTATTACATCGACCTTTCAGTAAACAATCATACAACGACTTTTTAATGTCGTTGGATTTTTCTATTTTAAGCAATCAAAACGAACTTGAAAATCTAACGAATACGATAGGTGAAATGCTCGGAACGTTTCAAAAAGGATCCACACCCAAACCACCAACAAAGAAATGACGATGTAAACATAACAGCTAATATCATATTTAATCTTGCTCATTTAGGTATTTCAGTTGAAGATACGAAAACTTTTGATCTAGATACTTATTTTGAGATCGTAGAACTTGAGTTGAATGTGATTAATGGGAAACAATCTATCAAGAGAGCTACGCAAAAAGATATAGATAAATTCTTATTATAGGAGGTGAGCATTAATGGCAGAAACTGTTAAAGGATTAAATATAAAACTAACCCTTGATGGTAAGGATTTAGAGAACGAACTAAATGGAATCAAGAAAGATTTAAAAGAACAAAATAAAGATTTACGTGCGATTAATACAAACCTTCGTTATGATAGTACAAATCTAGATTTATGGAAACAAAAACAATCAAAATTAAACGATATATTAGTCCAAACAAAAAAGAAACTTGAAACACAGAACCAGGAACTTGAGCATGCTAAAAAGGCTGTTCAAGTTGGAGATATGAGCCAAGACGAATTTAATAAGTTAAAACGAAATGTCCAATACACTGAAGCTGAAATAGCTAAGATGAATGGACAGTTAGAAAAAACATCAGACAAAATCAAGCAACTAAGTAATGCTAATTTTGAGAAGATTGGTAAACTTGGTTCAACATTAACTAAAAGTGTGACGGTACCTATATTAGGTGCCGTTTCTGCTTTAACAGCATTTTCGATAAAGACTGCTTATACTGCAGATGAGATTGGAGATACTGCCCAAAAGCTAGGATTATCAGCTGAACAGTTCCAGGAATGGAACCATGTCGCAACCATTATGGGAACTTCAACAGAATCCATGTCTAAAGCGTTTATGAAAGTAAATGGAATTCTTGGAGATATTGCTACTGGAAATGGCGATAAGGTTGCTGATAGTTTAGCACTTATTGGTCTGACAGTTGATGACTTGAAAGGGAAAAATGCTGATGAAGCATTCGAACTTATTAGAAATGCTTTAGGAAATGTTGCGGATGAATCAGTACGTGTTGGTGTGGCTAATGAGTTCTTCGGTGAGAAAATAGGTACTGAAGTATTACCAATTCTTTCAAGTGAAACAGAAGCTATAAATGGACTTCGAGAAGAAGCAAGAGAACTTGGAATTGTAACGAATGAACAAGCAGCACAAGCAGGAGAGTTTACAGATGCACTAGATCGTACGAAACAAGCAGTGTCTAGTTTAGGTGTTGATTTAGCAAGTACCCTTTTACCAGTTATTCAAGAGCTGATTATTAAAGTAAGAGACAATGTAATTCCTACATTGAAAGACTGGATTGATAAGTGGAATAACATGGATTCAGGAACAAAAAAGATAATTGCAACCTTAACTGGGCTCGTAGCTGCAATAGGACCAGTATTATCTGTTATAGGTAAAGTAGGACCACTACTCAATGCTGGATCCATGGCACTAAAAGCTGTAGGAACATCTGGAATATTTGCAGGAGTTGGTATAAATGCTGCAACTTTAGGAATCGGTGCTTTAATTGCTATTTTAGCTATGGCATTATTTCAAAGTGAAGAATTCAAAGCTCTACTTGGTAGACTCATGGAAACGTTTATGCAGTTGCTTCCACCTATCTTAGCGATTGTAGATAGTTTGATGACTGCCTTACAACCAATCCTAGATGTGATTATCGATTTAGTTGTTATGTTAGTTGATCTTTTGGTTCCAATCCTAGATGTTATCCTTATGCCATTAATCACACAAATTCAAATGTTCGCTGGTATTTTAGAAGCTTTAGCACCGCTGATAACTGTTGTTGGAGAAGTATTAAATGCAATATTGGTTCCAGCAATCAATGTACTCAAGACAGTACTTGAACCAGTACTTAATGTTGTTCAGAAGATTGTTGAATTTATCCAAAAAATATTCGAGTGGATTGGCGACTTACCATCTAAAATTGGTGACTTTGGTGGCAAAGTAAAAGATACTTTTTCAAGTGTTACTGAAGGGATATCAAATATCGCAAATAAAGTAACAGATGGTATTAGTGATTTTGCATCGAATGCAGCTGATAAAGTTAGTGGATTCTTTGGTGGTATTGGAGATTTCTTTTCTGATACGTTTAATTTAAAAGGATCGAGTACGGTAAATAACTCAAATTCCAACTCATCAACCAGTAATACAAACAACATCACGATTAATACAACATCACCGACCTTTGATGTGGATTCCATCAATAAGGCATTAGGAGGTAGCGTGATATGATCAGACAATTTTATTTAGAAAATGAATACGGTGATATCTATTACTTTAATCATAAAAATCAGACCATTATCTCTCAAGTTAGTGGTCTTGGTTTTTCTTTAGATATGAAGTACTTAGAGTATAGTCGTTTTTACTCCCGCTCAGAATATAATATTCCATTATCCGAGATATCTGAAACATTAATCTTTTTAAAAGGATATCAAGGGTATAAATCATTTGTAGATTTTATTAGCAAAAGTAATAAAGAGTATAGACTACATTATCAAAATGATGCTTTCAGTGCTTACTGTTATGTAGATATCACTAGTTTATCAAAAGCAGAATTAGTAGCTAGCACCATTCAAAGTAACATCGTATTTAAAAAGTTATCTCTTTGGTTAAAAGAGAAATCGTATGAGATTATTGCCAATGGTTCATCTAGTGGTAAAGTTTATCCATATTCTTATCCGTATTACTACTCCAGTTCATATGAAGGTAAGGTATTTATTAGAAATGATGGACTGAATGATGCACCTGTTGTCATTGAAATGATAGGAAGTGTTATTGATCCAGAGGTGCTGATTAAAAGGAATGGAGAAGTAGTATCGACTTTACGTTTATATTTAACTGCAGAAGATATAACCATTACCATCAACTCTATTCCAAGTAAACAAGAAATGGTTATGGATGAATCTGGAGTAATAACTAATATATATGGACTACAAGACTTTGAAGAAGACAATTTTATCTTTCTAGAGCATGGCGATTATGAAATCGAGTTCAAACCAGGAGTAGCTACAGAATCGATTTGCAGGGTTACGGTACTTGAAGGCTATCTAGGAATTTAG